GCGGCACCGGTTGCGCCCAAAGCCAGCGTAAGCCCTGCATGGGGGAAGACGACCACGGCGCCGCTATTGCAGTCGGGTTCCGTCTACACTGGCCTGCGCACCAACTTTGCGGGCGGTTCGGCGTTGATGCCGGGCGCTGCCAGCACTTTTGCCGGGATGCAGCCGGGCAACGCGGCGGGCTTGTTCGCAGGGGCAACCGATGGGGCCGATGCACAACAGAAGGTCCTGCAGGAGCTTTCGCAGGAAGTCGAAGAAACCAGCGACACGATCAAGGTCTCTGCCGACGAGATCGAAACGGCAAACGAGCGGGTGCAGCGGTCGTTCGAGGAAATGGCAAACAACAGCCTCAACGCGCTGCAAAGCCTGGTGAGCGCAGTGCAGAGCGGCGATGTGGTTGGTATCCTGCAAAGCGTTTTGGGGCTTGGTCAGCAGCTGGGCGTGTTCAGTGGCGGGGGCGGGTTCGGCAGCGCTTCAAGTATCAACGCCGATGCCCTTTCCAGCCTTCGCGGATCGAGCCTTGCCAGCCTTCCTGCCTATGCCAGCGGTACAAGCTTTCACCCAGGCGGGCTTGCCATGGTGGGCGAACGCGGGCCGGAGATCGTCAACCTTCCGCGTGGTTCGCAGGTCTACCCCAATGGCTACGGCCCTGGCGGCAATACCTATTACCTGCAGGGCAACCTGCTGACGCCGGAGTTCTGGCAGCGCATCACCTCGCAGGATGTGCAGGCGGCGCAGGCCGGGGGCGAACTTGGCTATCGCAAGGTTCTGACCAAGGGTCGCAGGAGGCTCGCATAATGATCGAGCTTCCCGCAGAATTCGCGCCGCGCGAAGCCGCGCCGCAGTTGCTGGACTTCGGTATGCTGCTGCGTCCGGCATCGGGTGCGCCCGCGCTGAGGGTCAACCGCACCGGGAGCCGGTTCGCGCTGCAGGTGGCGTTTCCGCCGATGCAGCCGGACAAGGCACGGCGCTTCGTGGCGCTGATGCAGGTGGCCAAGCGTGAAGGCCTGCGCATGCCGTTCCCGTTGATGGGCATGAAGCAGGGCGGCGGCGCGGCCACTGTCGACGGCTCGGGCGCGGCGGGCACGTCATTGCCGCTGAAGGACATGACGCCGGGCTACATGGTCCGGCAGGGCATGTGGCTATCGGTGGAAGATGCAGACGGGACGCGCTGCCTGCATGCCGTTGCCGAGGCGGCGCGGGTAGCCAGCGACGGCACCGTGACATTGACCATCGAGCCGCCTTTGCGGGTGGCGCTGGTTGACGACGATGCCGTGAACGTTAGCGCGCCGACGATCGAAGGCTGGATCACCAGCGATGTGGCGTGGTCGCTTCCTGTGAACCGCATCGTATCGGGGCTGGGCTTCACTCTTGAGGAAGCTGCGTGATGCAATCCGTCGCGCTCACCGGCCTGCTCAAGATCGAACTGCCATCTGCAACAATCCGCCTGTCTGACGGCGGGCTGATCAAGTGGGGGGCGGAGACCTTCACTGCAAAGGACACGCTGTTCGGCACGATCGCCAGCTTCAGCGAAGTGAACGAAGGCGTGGGCGAGGAAGTGCCCGCGTTTGAACTGACCTTTGCGCCGCCGGAAAGCTCGCTGGCTGATGACCTGGCGTCGCCGGGTTACCAGACCTCGCAAGTGACGGTGTGGATTGCCGAATACAATCCTGCGACCGGTTCTGTCGTGGGCACGCCGACGGTGATGTTTCTTGGCCAGCTCGACCAGATCGAGCTTGGCGTTTCGCGTGACAGCCGGGACTTGGGCGCGACGGTGGTTTCCTTTGCCGAGCGCCTGTTCAGCCGCAACGAAGGCAACAGCCTGTCGGAAGCATTCCACAAGTCGGTCTGGCCGGGCGAGACGGGAATGGACGCTGCCAACGGGCTTTCGATCACCGTCAGCTGGGGCGCGGAGAGTTCCGGGCAGGGCTATATTTCGACGTCGGGTCCGGCGTGGCGGCGCCAATGGGTGGATATGTGATGGTGCCTGACCTGATCCGCAGGCAGCAGGCCACGCAGGCCACGCTGAACAAGTATCGCGCCAAGCCGTTCGACTGGAAGAAGGCGGTAACCTGCGTTCACATGGCGCGGTTCCACCTGCGCAAGATGGGCCACAAGGTTCCCGAATTGCCGCGCATCCGGGGCGTGATCGGCGCAACCCGCGCGCTGCGGGAACGGGGCTGGGCCAACGTTTCGGACATGCTCGACGCGCAAGTTTCGCTTGAGCGCATCGCCCCGGCATTCATGCGCATTGGCGATCTGGCCGTGCTGCCGGGTGACGAAGTGATGGACAGCATCGTGATCAACGCAGGCACCGGCAAGTTGCTGGGCTGGCACCAAGATTGGGCCGGGGGGATGATCGAGATGGAAGCCTCGCTCGATGATCTTCTGGGCGCTTGGAGGGCCTGATGGCGAAGGTTCTGCGCGTCGTGGCCAAGATTGCCGGGGTGGTTGCCGTGGTGGCGACTGTGCTGGGCAATCCGCTGGTTGCGGCGATTGCGACGGCAGTGGCGACGGTGGCGACGATCGGCGCGCAGTTGCTGGCCAAGCCGCCACCGGTTCGCGGATCTCCGACGCAAGTGCTGGTCGATACCGAGCCACCCAGACCTTACGTGATGGGCGAAGGGCTGATCGGTGGCGTCGTGCGCTATGACCGCGCCTATGGCTATGAAGACGACGTGCCCAACCCGTTCCGCTGGATCGTCATGGTCTATTCGGGCGTCACGGCGGCAAGCATCGCGGCCTATACCGACTTCGAGCCGGTGAGCTCATGGTATTCGGGCTATCTCGATCAGTACACGCAGGTAGGCGCATGCCCTGAAGCATCGGCGCTGATGCCGGTGGCGTGGCCGGGTGCGCCGGACTGGACGACTGCCAGCAAGCTTTCGGGCTGCGCGGCGATCGGGTGGAACCTGCACTTCGACAAGAAGGGCAAGCGCTTTGCCTCGGGCCTCCCGCAACTGCAGGCATATGGCCAGTGGTCAAAGGTCTATGATCCGCGTCTCGACAGCACGCGCGCTGGCGGATCGGGCACGCACCGGGTTGACGACGAGGACACCTGGGCATGGAGCGAGAACCCCGCGCTGCATGCCGGAACCTATGCCTATGGCCGCTATCAGAACGGCGTGAAGGTGATGGGCATCGGCATGCCCGACGCTGGCGTGGACTGGACCGCAGTGGCGGCATGGGCGAACGATTGCGAGGCCAACGACTGGACCATCTTCGGGCGCATCTTCGAACCGGCTGACCGCTGGGCGAACCTGAAAGAGATTTGCACGGCAGGCGGCGGCAAGCCGGTTTTTTCGGGCGGCAAGATCAGCTTCGACTGGAACCGCCCGCGCGTGACGCTGGGCACGATCACCGAGGCAGACCTTGGCGAAGGCCGCTATTCGAAGGTTGCGGGCCGGGGCTATACCGACCGCTACAACGCGATCATCCCGAAATACACCGACCCTGACAGCAACTGGCAACAGATGAGCGCAGGCGAAGTGAAGGTCGCCGCCTATGTCACTGCCGACGGTGAAAAGCGGCTGCAGGAATACCCGTTCAATCTGGTGAAGAACGTCGACCAGGCGGCGCAGCTTGCCCGCTATGTCATCGAGGACAGCCGCGAACAGCAGCCGATCGTGCTGCCCTTGCTGCCGCAGTGGCGCAATGCGCGGCCCGGAGAAGCCTATGCGCTGGATATTCCGAGCCTTGGTTTCAACGGCGAAACGGCGGTGGTGATTGACCGGCAGGTGAACCCGCAGACCTTCGAGGTAACCCTGACCTTCCGGCAGGAGAACGACGACAAGCACGCGGCGGCGCTGGCCACGGTGGGCGTCCCGCCAACGGCCATCGGCACGGTGCAGACCGGGCAGGACCGTGATGAAACGGCCTGGACAATTGGCGGACTGCCGAGCGATGACCTGATCTACGACGGCGGCACGGCGACGACATGACGACGACGATCAATATCCGCATCGCGCCGCGTGCCGACACCGCGGCGAACTTCACGGCGGCCAATCCGGTGCTCGCGCTGCGCGAGTTCGCCCGTGAAACCGACACCGGCAAGTTCAAGTTCGGCGATGGCAGCACGGCATGGAACAGCCTGCCCTACTGGACCGGCGGCGGCTATAGCCAGGCCGAGATCGAGGAGTTCGCCCGCGATGCGCTGGGGGCGGCGCTGGTAACAGGGGCAGGCATCACGATCACGCCGAGCGATGGCGGCGACACGATCACCATTGCCTGCTCGATCACGCAATATACCGACGAGATGGCGCGCGATGCCATCGCGGCGGCGCTGGTTGCGGGCATGGGGGCAAGTCTGACCGTCAACGACGGGGCCGATACGATCACCGTGGCAGCTGCGGGCGGGGCCAACCAGTACACCGACGCGGCGGGCGAATATCACCTGAACGCGACCAACGCGGCCAACCTTTCGACAGCGGCGACGGTGGCCAACACGTTGACGCTCTACCCGCTGATTCCGCTGGCCAATGCCATGACGATATCGGCGCTGGCGCTCTACGTGACGACGGGCGTTGCTGCGACGGGCGCGCGGCTCGGGATCTATGCCGACAACGGCGGCAAGCCGGATGGCGGGGCGCTGCTCTGCGATAGTGGCGCGCTTGACACGGCGACCAGCTCTACCGCGCGCGAAGGTGCGGTTTCGCTGACGCTGGCCAAGGCAACGCGATACTGGCTTGCGGTGTTGTCTGACGGCGCGCCGACGCTGCGCGGGATTGCGCTGGGATCGACCATGCCTCTGCCGGTCAGCACCGACCTTTCGAGCACCGGCGTGCGCAACCGACGGACGGCGAGCGTGACCTATGGCGCGCTGCCGTCGACCTGCCCCACGACGACCAAGAGCACAGCCGCGCACGTGGCAATCGGCCTCAAGATCGCCTGACATTTTCGGAGACAACTGATGACCAGCACCACGTTCGATCCGTGGCTCGATGAGCTGCGGGCGAAGCAGAAGTTCGTATCGATCGACGAAGTGCCGCTGGCTGTGCGCGGCGAGGCATGGAACTGGAACCTTCAGCTGGAAGGGGACTGGTCTGGCGCGACGCTAGAGGCGACGGTGCGCAGTGCGCCGGATTCGGCCAGTGTGCTGGCGACGGTGACGGTTGGCTCCGAGACCTACGATGCCGTCGACAACCTCACGTCCTTCCCGCTTTCGCTGGCTTCGGGCCTGT